TCCTGTAGATCCTACATGAAATCCTTCCAAATAAACTTGAGAATCAAGCTCAAAGGTTGATATGTAAGGTAACATACAATCCCCTGGCTCTCCTCTCATATTATGTCCTATAACGTAATTTGTTACGGGGACAAAGAGTTTCTTCTTTCGATCATAAGTATTTTCAATATCCTTACGATGACTCAAAGAATAGGTAATAAAATCCTTACCTGTTACAACAAACTGTGTCGTTTTCTCCTTACTATGAAAGAGCTTAAGTCTAACCACACCGTCTGTCGGACACTCCCTATCGCCCATTGGCAAATGTTTTCGAATATCCTTAAATGAAGAACATAATGCTGGATTTATTGTCAATACACAAAAGTCTCGCGACCCTCGTGAATGAGTTGCATCATCCAAATAACGCAAATGTATGGAACTTCGATCAAACGAGTTGGTAATTTTACCCCCAAATCTATCCAAAATTGAAAGAGTAATAAAATCATCACCCATTGATCGAAAATTATGTGAGGTTATCACACAAACAGTTCCATAAACAAAAAAAACCAGACAATCTACTTGTATATGAGAATAAGTTAATCTAACCGCAACAATATTAGCACTGGCTTTATCAAACCTACTTTTAATATGTTCTGCAGCAGAATTTGCTGTTATTCTCCTATTAGCAACCGTTTCGTGATTTCCCTTTGTAATCGACTCCGCATGAACCGACCTACTAGGTACTGTCTCAAAACGCCCCTTTGTATAAGATTGAGGGTTAATTTCTTTGGATAACATCTGAGACTCGACATACTCACTTGCAGTGAGTACGGATTGCTTAGATGCACTCCAGAAGTGAGGAACCAACATGACTGCCATTGCTCCTACTACTATTGTTCCGAAAAGAACATAATCAAAGACTGGTCTCTCACAAACCCAATCATAAAACGTATTATAAGAATCCCAAAATCTATCTACAATTGTCTCCCATTTTTCAGAGACTCTGTATCTAATCATAAGAGACTGCTCTTTATACATTGTTTTACGTAAAGGATCATATGCTTTTCCTTTCATTCCAAAGAGGTCTGTGAAATTATCACTACCTCGATCTGGAGCGAGAGTACATCTATAATGAAGAGCATACCATGCCAAAAAGAAATATATAAGTGAAGTAATTTTAGAAAACGTATAACCTCCATATGTACGAAAAAC